TTGGCCCTCCGGGCGCGGGTAAAGGAACCCAAAGCGAAAAACTGTTGAGCAAATACCAAATATTTTTAAATGATTTGTATTATTATGGTGCATTAGATTTGCTAAATTATGCAATGGTTAAAACACACTTAGAAGATATAAGTAGATTGATTAACCCAGATGTTCAATTGAGATTTAATAAAAAACAACAACGTTTATATCTAGATATTGATTGGTCTCATGTGGATGAAGATAGTTGGTTGATTATTGATTGTTATAGAATTCTTGACCCAGCAAACAATACTAAGATTTACAATGATTGGTGGTTAAAAAAATATTTGACTGCATTAATCAAAAAGCAATGGGGTCAAAATATGATTAAGTTTAATGGAGTTCAACTTCCTGGTGGGGTCACCCTAAATGGAAGACAATTATATGATGATGCAGTAAGAGAATTAGAAGAAATTGAAAATAAACTTCATTCCGAATACGAACTTCCACCATTCGATTTGATAGGATAATATGTCTCCACTTAATCCATTTTTTTTACAAGGCTCACCAAGTGAGCAAAGGATGATACAAGATTTAATTAATGAGCATCTTACCATTTATGGTCAAGATGTTCTTTACATGCCAAGAAAAATTATCAATGAAAAAAAGATAATTAAAGAAATTATTGTTTCCAAGTTTGATGATAGTTTCAGACTTGAGGCATACATATCAACATTCAATGGTTTTGGTGGAAATGGTGATATTTTATCAAAGTTTGGTGTAAGAAGTACCGATGAAATTACATTTGTAATTTCAAAAGAGAGGTATGAAGATTTTATTACTCCAAAATTGGGAATATTCCGTGACCCAAAAGTTAAGTTAAAAAATAGACCAGAAGAAGGTGACTTAATCTATTTGCCACTAGATAATGCATTATTTGAAATTAAGTATGTTGAAGGAAAAACTCCATTTTATCAATTAAACAATCTTTATGTTTACGAATTGAGATGCGAATTATTTGAATATGAAGATGAAATTATTGATACTGGTTTAGATGAGGTTGATGAAAGTGTGAAGAATTTTGGTTATATTGCTACCATACAACTAGTTGGTGCTGCTGCTTCTACTGCAACTGCAACTGCAAGATTGGCAACACAATTAGCACCTGGGGTAAATGGACAGTCTGTAGTTAACATAGACATCATAAATGGTGGTAGTGGATATAAATCTGCACCAATTGTTCACATTGATAATCCAGTTGGTTCTGGTGTTACTGCAAGAGCAGTTGCAGTATTAAATAAAGGTTCTATTAAAAATATTTTAATTACAAATCCAGGTATTGGATATACTACAATTCCAAAAGTAACTATCAAATCAAATAGCAATTCAGGTTCTGGTGCAATTGCAACTGCAATTCTCGGTTCTGGTTCTCTTGCTCCAATTAATATAACCTCCGGTGGAGTAGGATATGGAAGTACACCAATAGTTACTATACAACCACCATTGGTTGTTGGTGGTGGTGTAACAGCAACAGCAGAAGCAGTAATTACATCTAGTGGAATAGTTACTGCAATTAGGTTTACAAATTCTGGTGTTGGATATGCTGCAACCCCAAGTGTACAAATATCTTCTCCACTTGGAGTTTCATCAGGAGACTATGAATTTAATGAAGTTGTTCGTGGGGTTTCTACTGGAACAAGTGCATATGTTAAAAATTGGGATTATGATAAGAGGATTCTTAAAGTTGCTGTTATAAATGGCAATTTTGCTATAGGTGAATCTATTGTCGGTGCTGGTGCAACTTACAAAATCTTTTCTGTTAATATGGATGATACAACAAGTGCATTTGCAGAAAATGATACCATAGAAAGAGAAGCAGATAATATAATTGACTTTACCGAATCTAATCCATTTGGAGAGGTCTAAATATTATAATATATACCAATTAGTGAAATGCTTGGACAGTACTCCTATCACGAGATAATAAGAAGAACTATTGTTGCTTTTGGAACTTTATTCAATAACTTATACATTAAACATCAAGATAGTGATGATGTAGATGTAAGTTTGATTAAAGTTCCAATATCATATGGTCCTGTCCAGAAATTCTTGGCAAGATTGGAAGAGAAACCAGATTTAAGGAATAGGGTTGCAATTACATTGCCAAGAATGGCATTTGAGATGACAAGTATTGAATATGACGCATCAAGAAAGGTATCAACAGTACAAAAATTCCAAGCAAATCGAGATGGTACTGGACCAGTTCAAGTTTATATGCCAGCACCATATAACATTGGACTGCAACTTAGCATTTTAACAAAATACCAAGATGATATGCTTCAAATTGTGGAGCAAATTCTACCATTTTTCCAACCACAGTTTAATCTTACGGTAGATTTAGTAAAAACTATTGGAGAAAAAAGAGATATTCCAGTCATCTTGAATGGAATAACCATGTCAGATGATTATGAGGGAGATTATTCAACTCGTAGAAGTTTAATCTATACTTTAAACTTTACAGCAAAAACAGCAATATTTGGTCCAGTTTCTGATGGTGCTTCACCAATAATTAAAAAAGTTCAAGTTGATTATCACACTGACACAAATAGGTCTAATGCGTCCAGACAGTTGAGATATACTGTAGAACCAAAGGCAATAAAAGATTATAATAATGATGCAACGACAACAGTATCTCAAAAAGTAACAACATCAATTACAGAATTCAATGTATCCGATGCAACATCACTGCAAAGAGATACTTTCATTTCAATTAATGATGAAACAATGTTCATCAAAGAAATTACTGGAAATAGATTGACTGTTTTGAGGGGTCAATACAATACAATTCCAGCAGAGCATGAAGAAGGTGATGCTCTAGATGTAATTAATTCAGTTGATGATGATTTAATCAAATATGGTGATGATTTTGGATTTGATGAAGAATATTTTGATTTTGGTGACGGAAAAGTTTATAGTCCAAGAAAAGGTATTGACATATGAAAAGTGAGTTTGATGCAATAAATGATTCTTTAGAAATTGAAGCAACTGCTATTTCTAAAGAAATAGTTTCAGAGTCTTCAAAATTAGTAAAGTCTCCAGAAAAGGGTGATGATGAAAGCAAATATGATTATGATTATACTAGGGGTCAACTTTACAGTTTAATTGAAAAGGGACAAGAAGCAATAGATGGTATTCTAGAAATAGCACAACAATCTGATTCTCCTAGAGCATTTTGAGGTTGCAGGTCAACTTATTAAAAATGTTGCAGATACGACTGACAAGTTGCTAGACCTTCAGCAAAAAATGAAGAAGTTAAAGGAAGAAGATCCATCTGCACCAAGAAGTGTCACTAACAATAATACTTTGTTTGTTGGTTCTACGGCAGAACTCCAGAAACTTCTTAAACAAAATATGACACAAGCAGAAGAATCTAAATAATTAGAGAACCTATTTCTTAAGATGAAAACTTTTTCACAATTTCTTTTAGAAGCAACCGACCCAAAGGGACCTATTAAGAAATATATGTCCCCAGAGGAAATTGCGAAGAAGCATAAAATTTCAATGGATGCTTTAAATTCCCAAATAGAAATGGGAATTAAAGTAGAGAGTGAGCATACTGGAAGTAAACAAATGGCAAGAATGATTGCTTTACAGCATCTAGAAGAATTGCCAGATTATTATACAAGATTAAAAAAAGCAGAAAAAATAAAAGAAGAAAGAAAATCTGGTGATTACTCTTTACGTGATTGGTTCTCTAAAAGTAAATCATCTGACGGAAAACCAGGATGGGTTCAGTTAGGTGGTCCTTATGCTGGTAAACCTTGTGCTCGTCAACCAGGTCAGAAATCCACAACCAAAGTGTGGAAGTTCTAAAATGGCAGCAAACCTATCTGATGATGAAGAAGAAAGAGCATTTAGAAGAAAAAATAGAAAAGATCCAAATCAACCAGAAAAGTCAGGTGCAGCTAAAACCAACTAATGTTGCGACAGAAGAAACTATTGTTGAGAAAAAAGATGCATGTTATAATAAAGTTAAGTCTAGATATAGAGTTTGGCCAAGTGCTTATGCATCTGGTGCTTTAGTTAAGTGCCGTAAAGTTGGTGCTAAAAATTGGGGAAATAAAACAGAAT